GAGGTATGCCTTATCAGAACTTCCAGGATTTGGTTTTGTTCAATCAGAGCAACTTTACATTGCGAGGATCTACGACACCTGCTTTGGGTGAGGAGACATTCGAGGTCCGTGGAGTCTTCAAAGGAAATCTCAGTGCTCTCACTTATTTCAGCTATGCACTCTCCTATACTGAAATCCAAAGTATAATGAACTTGGGACCCAGCAAGAAGGTATTGTCAGCAACTCAAGAACTTCCTCCCTACTTTGCGGATCAATGGTGGACTACGAGTTACACCAAGACTGAAGCGTAAAAACAACCCTCCGTATTTTAGTTTTTCTTCTTTTGCTCTTTCCAAAGCAAGAGAAGAATGACAGGCGGAGGCTTTCTAGGTCTTGTCGCATACGGCGCTCAAAATGTACTGTTGAGTGGAAACCCTCAACTCACATATTTTTATAAAACATTTCGTCGCTATTCTCATTTCTTTACGGAATCCGTCACAACAAACATGGATGGACCCAATGAACTTTTCTACGATCAGCCCATCAAGGTTCGTGCTAAGATTCAACGTGTAGGTGATTTGGTAACCGATATGTATTTTACGTTTCGTGTTCCAGATATCTTTAGTAAATATGTTACACCAACTGCTCAGAGATATTCTCAACGTCAGTATCAGTGGGTCAAATATCTTGGATGCGCACTGATTCAGAATGCTGCTTTTTTCGTCGGTGGTCAAAAGATCCAAGAGTTTGATGGAGCCTACTTACTAGCCAAAGCGTTAGTGGATTATGATGTTGACAAGTTTGACAAATGGAGAGATATGGTGGGTGATAGTCCCGAGTTAACTGATCCAGCCAATGGTGTGTATGCAGGTGGTACCAATCAAACTGGCTACCCCAGTGTGTTCAATGACAATACAACGGCACCAGGTGCTCAAGTGAATCGCCCTTCGATTTTTGGTCAGGACATTCATGTTCCTCTCACCTTTTGGTTTACTGAACATACGCAAAATGCATTGCCTCTTGTTGGTCTTCAATACCACGATTGTGAAGTTCAACTTACGTTGAATCCCATCTCAAGTTTATATACTATCTTGGATGCCTCAGGATATCGTGTGAATCCCGAGTATCGTGTTCTTCAAAGCACGAACCTTATTCGTCGAAATCAACCCAACTATGTCAGCACAAATGATTTGAGTGGCTCTTGGAAAAACTTTGCCACTGACATTGGTGCGACTGTGCCTACTCTCAATCAATGGTTCTTGAATCCTCGTCTTCAGACGACCTATGTGTATTTAACAGGTCAGGAACAGCGCATTTTTGCGTCAACACCCCTTTCCTATATGATCAATCAGCTCACGATTTATCCTTTTTCAGGATTGTATACACGCTCTCTCTTAGATTTGGAAACACACAATCCGATTACACGTCTACTCTTTTTACCGCGACGCAGTGACAGCCTTCAATATCGCAATGATTTTGCAAACTTTACGAACTGGTGGCAGTTTCCTTCTCCTCCCTATGTTCCAACACCCAATGTGAATCAAATCAACGTGCAGGCTTATTCCAGTGGTCTCTTGGTTCCTCAAGGACAAATGGAAATCATTCGTGCCTTACGTATCTTGTGTGATGGAAATGAAATCCAAGAAGAAAAACCTATCGCCTATTTTACAAAAATCACACCTTGGAAAACGTTAACAGGGAAACCTCTCCAAATGGTGCCCGTCTATAACTTTGCTCTCACAAGTCCATCCGCACAACCCAATGGCTCGATTAACAGCAGTTTGATCCGTAACTTCCAAGTCGAAGTGGACTTTTATCAACTGCCCAGCAATACGAACTATGTCTATGATCTGAACATCTATGTTGAAAACATCAACTTCTTTATTGTGGATGGTGGAACAGGTGGATTGAAATATGCCTTGTAAGTAGGAATCGATGAATACCACACGGAAAAATACAGATGGTGGTGCTCGTGCAAAGACACGAAAGCAAGGAAAGATTAATCTTATCTATATGGCGCGTCCAGTCTATGGAGGCTGGGTGAGTTTTACGGCACATTTGGCATTAAAACACGATCTTCCTCTTTTCAAAATCGGCAACAAAACGGAAGCGAAGCAGCGTGACTTTGGGTATGGTGTGAAATACCAGAATCGCGCGCCTAATGATTTGCCTGGAGGAAAGACCCTGATCACCGCCATTGACAAAACAAACTATGAATATCTCTCAAAGTTTCCAAATGGAACCTTCATTGTCATTCATGATCCCACGGAAGTGAGTTCCAAAGCTACGGAACCCTTGGTCAAAGAACTCAAACGTTTTAAGATTTTGACGATCCGCAAATCAGTGCAAGAGTATTTGAAGGACAAGCTTGGGTTAAACAGCAAGTTCTTGCTTCATCCCTTCTTTGAATACAAGTTTGAGAAAGAAGCAAGCCCAAACGATGCTGTGAGTATTTCTCGTATTGATTTCGATAAGCACACCGATATATTGCTGAAAGCCAACAAGGAACTCAGCAATCCGATTAAGATCTATGGTGCACACAATCGCCTCTATGTTCATTTTAAACTTGAAGGTCTTGGTTTCAAGAAATACTACAAAGGACAGTTTGAGAAAAGCTTTGAAGAGTTATCGAATATTTTGAAGAATGCGAAGTTTGTGGCGGATATGAGTGTCATTAAACACGACGGTGGTGGTTCTCAATATACCTTTTTAGAAGCCATTTATCAGAAGTGTGCGCTCATTATCAATGAAAAATGGGTGGAAGGCTTCACAACACCCTTCAAGGATAAAGAGAACTGTTTTGTGGTGAAGGATGAGACTGATTTGGTCAACTTACTCAAATCAGATCCTTCTGTTACCAAAATCAATACGAATGCTCATAAGATGTTGGAGCCGCATATCAAAGTCGATTGGGTGAAGGCGATTAACAATTATTAGGTAAGCCGCGTTTTCCAGCTACGAGAAACCACGCCCTACAATAGGAATGAGCTTGGCATCTTCATTAACAAGTAGTGTCCGTTCGGCTACATATAACCCCGAGGCAGAAAAAGCGATGGCTGTAGAAAGAGAAAAAGCAAACAAAGTGCGAAAGCAAATCGACGATTTATTGACGGAACTCAATAAACGCTATACAGATGTATCTTCAAAATCGTATACGCCTAAATGGACGGTTCAAGCCCTTGATAAACTGATAAAAGAAACACAAACTTGGCTTCAAACAAATCCTGAAGCCTCGGAACAAGCTACAAAAGCAAAGTTAGACGAAATCAAGAAACAAGAAGAAGATATTCGAAATCTAGGTCTCTATTTGTATGTGAGTCAATCGTTTGAAAAGGTCATGAAGTTTATGGTCAGCGATATTGAAAAGAAAAAACTTCTTACTGCGGCAGATCGGAAGAAATATGAAGAGTTCTACACAGAACTCAAGAATTTTAATGCATCCAATACAAATCCGAAATTTGTGGATACGAAAATCTTTCTAGATAAGTTTAATCGCGAACTGGAAACCTTTTCAAAACAGAAAGGAATCTGGGACCAACAATCGGCTCTTTTTCAGACAGCTTTTCAAAATCCAGACAAGTTTGAACAGGATTTTGGAGCGATCGAGCAACAAGCAGAAGCTGCAAAAGCAGAAGAAGAAAAGAAGTTCAGTTTTCAACGCTTTACCAAGCGAGTGACAGGAACAGCCACTGCTGTCATATCAGGCTTACTCTATTTTGTGTTTTGTATAACGATAGGAATGTTGGCAGCAAATCAAGCCATTGGACGTGAACCTGTGTATCGTGTTCTCTACTTTATTTATGGAGCAATCTTTGCGCCTCTGCTCGCAATCTATTATGTATATCTTTGGTTCAACAACAAATCTCCGAAGATTTACACAATGCTTCCCCTAACACAGACACCTCCTGAAACAACGATAGGAAAGTTCTTCATGTTTCCCTTTTTCTATAAAGAGGATAAAGCAGCCCGTGATTTATTGGTAGAGTTTTTAACACAATCAGCAGAAGCTGTTGGCAAAACTTTTGATTCAAAGACATTGGGATCGATAGGAAGCCAAGTTGAAACGGTTGCGGAAAACCTGAAGAACCTTGCGGCTGAAACAAAAGAAAGTGTTGAAGAAGCAACAAAAGCAGCAGTTGCAGCACTCCCCAAAATCAATGATCTTCGTGTGAATGCTTAAACCAGAGTCTCTAAAGCACATTAAATGGGAAAAAAGACGAAGCAGGTTCAAAAACAAACACAACCTCAGGCAGATGTCTCAGGTGTGCCAGTTGCCCCTAAAAAATCACAAGAAGAGATTACCTATCCATTTGTTACAGTGGTGACTCCAACCTACAATCGACGTCGATTTATCCCATATTTGATTGACTGTTATAAAGCTCAATCCTATCCGCTTAGACGTATGGAATGGGTTATTTTGGATGATGGTCAAGATAAGGTAGGAGATCTCTTTGCTGAAGCCTCCAAAACGATCCCGAATATTCGCTATATTAGTCTCGATGAAAAACTCAATATTGGTGCAAAGCGAAATCGAATGAATGATGAAGCAAAGGGAGAGATTATTGT